CCTCTATTGAGACCCTCTAATATGTCTGTCGATCACATACTCAAATCTGCTGCGGCAAAGAACCGCAAGAAGGGTCGCAAGTCGGGCAATGGCATTGCCGCGGTCGACTCGCGTTATACCGGTGAGGAACCAATCTGGGATGGTTGGGAGACATGGCCAGTGGAACAATTCTGGAAGGAGTATTCTCGATCATTCAACTTCTACAACTATTACTCCACGGCAAAGGACACCAAGCCTGCCGTTCTGGAATGGATGAGCAACAATGGTTATACCAAGGAAGACATTGCAGCAGTGAAAGCTGCTCCCGACTATTTTCCCGGTATGACCACTGGTACTCTTTGCACGTGCCTCAATAAAGGTATGCCCACAATTCATCCAAAAGTTAATGAGTACCTTAAAACACTACGTTTCGATGTCGAACCGCAAGAACCCTGCGATATATTCGTAAAGGAATCCATTGCAAACGCAATTATTGAAGGTAAGAAAGCAAAGCAAAAGGATACCGTGCAAACTATCGTAGCCGAAAAACCAAGTGGCATTTCTCCCATGGACCGTCTCAAGGTAAAGTGTAACAAGACCATCATTATGGACCTTGAGCTCCTTATGGATGAATGGTGCAAGTCCGGTGATGAGGTAAGGTGTTTATCCATCTACAAATCAATGCAGCACTACGAACTCCCTGCGGCTGCGTGTACCTTCGTGGAAGAATACCTTGAAAAGGCGCTGACGGAAATAACCGATGCTCACACTGGTGCCAGCGAGTATCTTGCTGAAGCCTACAGCTCATACACCAAGAAGCAAATGCTCGCACGTATTGATGCTCTATCATCGATGGTAGACGATCTAACGATGTTTAAGACGAGTGTAAAAGCGGCAAAGTCTCCACGTGAGAAGAAACCTACGGCTGCCACAAAACAGATTGCCAAGCTCCAGTACCTCAAGCACAGCGAGGAGTTTAAGATTACCTCCATCAATCCTATTCGGGTTGTTGGTGCCTATCGTCTCCTTGCCTTCAATGTAAAGACTCGGGTACTGTTCGACTATGTTTGCACAGTGACCACTGGTTTCGTCATCAAGGGTACCACTATTCAGAACTATGATGAGGTGGCTTCCCGTTGCATCCGTCTCCGCAAGCCCGACGAATTCATTCCTATTGCCGTAGGAAGCACAGAGAAACAGCTTGAAAAGGCGTGGGAAAAACTCACCACAAAGATTGCAAAACCAAATGGGCGCATCAATGGTGACATTGTGCTCCTCAGAATTCTATAAACAATGCAAATTTACAAAGTAACAGTCAATAAAGATAAGACCATTCGTTGGTATAATGATAAAGGCGAACTTCATCGTCTTGATGGCCCAGCTATTGAACATGTTGATGGGTCTAAATCCTGGTGGCTTAATGGTAAACACCATCGTCTTGATGGCCCAGCTATCGAATATACTGATGGGTCTAAATCATGGTGGGTAGAGGGTGAACTTCATCGTCTTGATGGACCAGCCTGTGAATGGGGTGATGGGTCTAAAGAGTGGTGGGTGGAGGGTAAACAAATGACCGAGGAAAAATTCAACGAATACATCGAACCCAAGCCCACCTGCGAAGGCAAAATCGTTGAAGTAGATGGTATTAAGTACAAGTTAACAGCAATTTAAAAATTATGGACACTCCAGTAAAAGAACCAACAGATGTAATGGCGATTGCTCGTATGAGTACCGTCATCATCGGAAGCAAGAAATCCGTCTTGGATAAGCTCAATGAATTGTATCCTCTTGAAGTAAAGAGTGAGACGAATCCGAACCCAAAGTTCTATTCCGACATGCCATTTGAGGCCCAGATTGAAAAGCTGCTCAATTTCAATAAGTACAAGAACAGCCATTTTGTATATGGTATCATGTATTTCTATGAGAATGACAACTCTCCCGAACGCGCAAAGATTGTAAAGGAAATGAACCTTCCGGAAGAGGTTGCCAACTACCGTATTCAACGCGTAGAACTTCACCGTTAATACTACCATGCTCCTCGATAATATCCTCACAAAACAGAGTCTTGCGACCATCATTGAAAAATTGGTTATTGATGAAAAGATGACCTATATGGAAGCAGTCCTTCACTATTGTGAAGAGAAGCAAATCGACCCATTGGACATTGGTAAGCTCATCTCTCCCGTCATTAAATCCAAGATTGAAGCCGAAGCAATGACGCGCAATCTATTACCCAAAAGCAATTCTTTAGATTCATTCATGTAATATGAATACAATCAGTGACAGTCTCATTGAAAAACTTGAGGAGTTATATCCCAAGCCCAAGCCCGAGGTTGCAACTGTAAAAGAGGAACCCGTTGTAGCAAAACCATGGGTTTCTGATTATGTCATTACAACATCAGGCAACAATTGTGGTAATTACGCTATTCAGTCTACAAATAGCGGTATTACCTTTGGTACCACGCCGCAATATCTCACCTATGATGAGAATCACCTTATGATTAAGACGGCGGGTTGTAACACGTATCCTCTGCCCATGTATGTACAGAAAATTGCCGACGATACTATTGATAGACGTGTTATAGTTCTCGATCACACGATGATTAAGGAATCTACTTATTGCGGTCCTGTTAACTTTAAACAATACATTGACAATAAATTTATTTCACTTGAAATGAGAATTAGAGATCATATTACACAGGAAATTGACAAACTAAAATGCAGCCCTGGGACGCCTACCTGATATATAATAGTGTTAAACTACACTTTGAGAGCGATTCTTATGACGCCCTCAAATACAGTTTTAAGACTTCTGCGACCCAGAAGTCGTTCTTTCAACGTAAGGACAAATACTTCTTTGCTAAATTGGCCAAGAAGTATCCTGACAAACAGATTTTGATTGACTTCCTGGTTGCAAACTTCGCATCCTTGGATTCGGGTAAGTGCTGGGCAGGCAATCTAGTTGAACAGTCGGCAGATGATAACTACAAGTTCTATCTTAGAAGGATAGAGTCAATGAGTTATTTCTTTGGCGACCAAGTAGACAGACTGGTGGAGCATTGTAAGGGTAAGGGAATTTCATTTGATGACCTATTTAAGTCGGAGAATGGAGCTCATCCACGAATTGCGACACTGGTGATGGACAAAACTATTGAGCTTGAAACCTTGGTAGTTCTCGACATTATGGTGGGCTTTATGAAACGCTCAAAGATTACGGAGACCATTCTATGGCCCGAGTTTTCCAAGAAAGTTCTAAAGTTCAAGCCATTCCTAAGACAGAAGGTAGACATAAAAAAGTTGCGAGAAATCGTACTTTTAGGGTTTACAAATAGGGAATAAAGGATATTATCATATACGTTAACATATACAACCATACTAAAATACTATGTCATTCGCAGCATTAAAAAACAATCGCAACAGTGCAATCAGCAGTCTCACAGCGGCTGCTCAAAAAGTCGCCGGTGGCGGCGAGAAGAAGTCCTATGTGGACGACCGTATCTGGGCTCCCATTGTGGACAAAGCCGGTAACGGTTATGCAGTCATTCGTTTCCTTCCGGCTAAGGCTGGTGAGGAACTCCCGTGGGTCCGTTACTGGGACCATGGCTTCAAGGGTCCAACCGGTCGTTGGTACATTGAGAACTCTCTGAGCTCCATTGGTCAGCCCGACCCAGTTGGTGAACTCAATTCCAAGCTCTGGAATTCTGGTGATGAGAAAGATAAGGAAGTCGCCCGCGCGCAGAAACGCCGTCTTCACTATGTTTCCAACATCCTCGTGATTTCCGACCCAGCAAATCCTGCCAATGAAGGTAAAGTGTTCCTTTACAAGTATGGCAAGAAAATCTTTGACAAGATGCTGGACCTTATGCAACCAGCCTTTCAAGATGAGAAGCCAGTGAATCCGTTTGACTTCTGGACCGGTGCCGATTTCAAGCTCAAGATTCGCAATGTCGAAGGTTATCGTAACTACGACAAATCGGAATTCTCTCCTTCGGCTCCTCTCTTTGGTGGAGATGAAGCCAAGCTGGAAGCCATCTACAACTCAATGCACGCCTTGAAGGACTTCGTTGACCCGAAGAACTATAAGTCCTATGCCGAACTCAAACGTAAGCTCTCCGAAGTCCTCGGTGAAGAAGGTCAGGTTCTTACAACTGCTGAAGCGGTTGAACTTGATGAATCTCGCTCGGCTCCAAAGAAAGCTACGGCTGAAGCTGCGGCTCCTCGTGAAGCATTTAAGCCTGTTGAGGCAGGCAGCGATGATGAAGAAGATACCGGAGACACCCTTAGTTACTTTGCCAAGCTAGCAAAGGAAGACTAATCCGTATCGGCTTGATCTTTATATTATGATGGAGGGTCCCTCAAAAGGGGACCCTCTTTTAGTTACAGACCGCCAAAGATTGGACGGAGCAT